GGCGGAGGCTATCGCCGCAGACAAGCCTGTGCAGCTGCTCTTTGGTACGGTCGTCTCAGCCTCTCCGCTCAAGATACAGCTCGACCAGAAAGCGACCCTGCTGGAACCGATGCTGGTACTGACCCGGAATGTGACCGACTACGAAATGGACATCGACGTAAGCCACTGGACGGAATTTGAAAAAGAGCACCAGCACAAAACCTCGGACGGTGCGACCGCTCTGCCCACCTCCCACCGGCACAAGTATGTCGGCACCAAAAAGGTCAAGATTCACAATGCCCTGCTGGAAGGTGATGTCGTGGTTCTGGCCCGTATCCAGAAAGGCAAGCGGTACGTTGTTCTCGACCGCATCAGCCCCATCCCCGAGCTGAAAGGAGAATGGCTGTGACCCCCAAAACAAATATCGACCTTCGGGGTGCTGTCACTATAGCTGCACGTCCCGGGAAGACCTTTTGTCTGGATGGTCCCGGTATGATAGACGGCAAAGAAGCCGTCCGACAGGCCATCTATCTTATCCTCAACACTGAACGGTATGCATGGCTCATCCACAGCTGGAACTACGGCGTAGAGCTTCACTCCCTCATCGGACAGGACCCTGACTTCTGTATCCCGGAAATCGAACGCTGCGTCCGGGAAGCGCTCCTGCAGGATGACCGCATCACGGCAGTGGACGACTTTTCTTTTGAAAAGCACAAGAAGTCCATCGCCGCTACATTTACCGTTCACACCATCTATGGTGACATCGAATCCGAAACGGAGGTGACTATCTGAGTGTCGGAACAGACCTATGACGCCATCCTCAAACGGGAGATGGCCCGCGTTCCCGGAGATCTGGACACCCGGGAAGGCTCCCTCATCTGGTACGCCAACGCCCCCGGAGCCGTGGAACTGGTCAACCTGAACATCGCGGTAGAAGAAGCCCTCAACAACGGATTTGCCGATACTGCCAGCCGGAAATACCTCATCCGGCGAGCTGCAGAGCGGGGGCTTTCCCCGCAGGCTGCATCTGCTGCAGTTCTGGAGCTGACCACCACCCCCGCCGAGATAGAAATTCCACTGGGGACTCGATTCTCCATTGGGGCGCTGAACTATGCCATCACCAAGCGTGTCGCCGCCGGTGTATACGAGATCACCTGCGAAACACCGGGCGAGGCTGGCAACGACTACAGCGACACCTGTATTCCCATCGAATACGTCAAGGGCCTTGAGACCTGTACAGTCACCGCTCTGCTCATTCCGGGCGAAGACGAAGAAGCTACCGAAATATTCCGGCAGCGCTACTTCAGCAGTCTCCATGCGCAGGCTTTCGGTGGAAATCGGCAGGACTACATCGAAAAGGTCAACGCCATCCCCGGTGTGGGTGCTGTCAAGGTATATCGGGCATGGAACTCGGACATTGCACCTGCGAGTCTTCTCCCGCCGGAAGGTACGGATGCATGGCTTGAAACCCTTCCCGGCATACCGGAAGAAATAAAGAACTGGCTCGATACGATGTATCTTGCGGCTTCCCAAAGCAAGTTGACCGTCGGCGGCACCGTCAAACTTGTCATTCTGGACAGCACTCTCAGCAAGCCGTCGTCCACCCTCGTGGAGCTGGTGCAGACGACCATCGACCCCACCCAGAATGCCGGCGAAGGTCTCGGCCTTGCCCCCATCGGCCATGTAGTCAAAGTATACGGCGCCGACGAAGAGGTCATAAACCTCGACTTTGCCGTCTACTGCCGTCGCGGACTGGCATGGGAAGACGTCTGCGACGCAGCAGCCGACGCCGTGAAGGACTATTTCCGGGAGCTGACCCAGAGTTGGGCCGACACCGATGGTCCGCTCATTGTCCGCGTCGCCCAGGTCGAGAGTCATCTGCTTACTGTTCCCGGAATCCTTGATGTGGGCCGCACGGCTCTCAATGGCCGGGAAGCGAATCTGACGCTCACCAGTGACCATATTCCGGTTCTTGGCACTATCTCGGCTCATGCAGCCGCGATAAGTTAAGGAGGCTACGGATGGAACGACAACTGATAAACTATCTTCCCTTCATTCTCCGTGACCTTCCGGCATTCAAAGCGGCAATGGCATCGCAGCAGCCGGAATTCTCGGCTTTGTGGGACAGTGTCGCTGCCTTTCAGGACGACCTTTTCATTCTGACTGCCGGAGACCGCGGTCTCGCCCGGTGGGAGTACATCCTCGACCTTGTTCCGAAGGCATCGGACAGCTTCGATGTCCGGCGCATCCGCATTCTTACCGCGCTGAACCGTCAGCTGCCCTATACTCTGCCTCAGCTGCAGAATGTACTGAACAACATCTACGGAGTAGGTTCTTCTGCCGCCGAAGTCCCGGAAAACAGCTATACCCTTCGGGTCACGATGCCTTATACGGACACCTATGCCGACACGATGGAGCTGGTAGACGCGATGTCTCCCCAAAATCTGTTTTTGCAGTACATCGCGTATCTGGAAGATGCACATCTTACAGCCTACGCCGCCGCTGCCCCATGCAGCGCAGTCACCACCTGCACCGTCCGCATCCCGGGCGTCATCGGGCCGAAGGAAGTCACCGGTCGGGCATATGCAGTCAGTGCAGCCAGCAGCACCCGGGTGCAGGCCACCGTGGCTCTGCCCGGCGTCATCGGCCCGAAAGCGGTCAGTGCGCCGGCCCTTGCAGGCAGCAGGCTGGCCAACACCCGCGAGACCATCACCATCAAGATTGGAGGAATAACGATATGAGCTGGGAAAAAGCCGCATATACTCGCGCGGGCGCTGCCTTATTGTCGGAGTCGGTCTCCGGCGGCGCACTCATCATCACCCGTGCGCTGGCGGCCACCGAGGCCAGTGACTCTGACCTCGCAGAAGCCGTCACTCTCAGTGGCGAGACACACGAGGTGGACATCCTCGGCATCGACACTGTGGAGAACGACGGCAAGCCCGCCCGGCGGGTCAGCATCCAGATCACCAGCGGGCAGACGGCCTACATCTGCCATCAGGTGGGTGTATACGGCAAGCTGGACACCGGCCCTGACGAAACGCTGCTCATGGTCGTGCAGGATGACCGAGGCGTCGAGATCCCCGCCGCCAGCACGAGCAGCGATTTCAAAATCGAGCTGGCCGTCCTGCTGGCCGTCTCCAACAACGCCAACATCAGCGTCACCGTATCGCCGCAGGTGCAGGCCATCATGCAGCTGGTCGCAAAAGAGCTGGATAAACACGACAAGGACCCCGACGCCCACGCCTCGGTCATTGAGGCAGCCGCCAGTGCAGCGGTGAAGCGCGTCGAGGAGTCCGGCCAGATCATGACCGAAGCACAGGTCAAAAAACTCATCCAGACCCACAGCGGCAGCGGGTATTTCGGCGAGTACAGCCTCGTCCTCCGCGCTGATGGCTGGACTCCCCTGCCTGACACCGGCCCCTACCAGTACATCTACGACGCCGAGCTGGCTGACAGCGACAGCTCACTTATCCCCAGCGGCGGCGCAGATGTCAATGACTTCGCCGTGACCGCAAGGGCCGGTGTCCTCAACGCCTGTGAGACCCGCGACGGCTCTGTCCGTTTCTTCTCGCAGCGCGTCCCAGATGCCGACATCCATGTGACACTTACCCTGAACGGTTCCGGGAAAGGAGGTGGTACCAATGCATCTGGCAATGTGACCATCGGGCAGGGCCTCAAACGCGATGAAAGCGGCGCGATCGCCGTCAGCATCGGCGACGGCCTTGCCTTTGACGCCACCGACGCGCTGACCGTCCGCAAAGACACCGTTGTGACCAGCGACGACCTCGTGAACGACGAAAAGTTATCTCAGGAAATCGCTGAAATTTTGAAGTAAAAGAAAGGAAAAACCACTATGTCCAAGAACATCACCACCGCTGACTCCATCCGCAATCTGGCCGCTGAGGTCAAGAAGGGCTTTGTAAAGAAGGAAGCGTTCGCCCCCATTCAGACCGCTGCTGAAAAGGCCATCAAATCTCTGGATGTGACCGGCAACACCATCAGCTTCTTCACCAGCACCGACAAGACCGGTAACGCCGCCTTTACCGTGGACTTCCCCGCCGAAATGTTCCTCGACCAGACCAAGACCGAGTTCGTCCCCAGCTTCGCGTTCAGCGCAGCCACCTATCCCGGCTCGACCGACCCCAAGCTGGACGGCAAGCCCGTCATGGTGCTGGCCGTCAAGGGCGAGAACCCTGACTCCTGCACCTACTCTTTCCTGAGCATGGCTGCGCTGGTGGATACCTACAAGGCTAAGGCCGTCGGCAAGGATACTTCCACCACCGTCTCCATCGCGGGTTACGAGGTGGATGTCAAGGTCAACGTCTCCGCTGCCGAGGGTAACGCCCTGACCCTCAAGGAGGACGGCCTGTACGTCCCCACTCCCGAGAAGACCGACATCTCCGGTAAGGCTGACAAGGTGAAGAGTGCAACTGCGGGCAACTTCGCCGCTCTGGACGCAGACGGCAACCCGACCGATTCCGGCAAGAAGCCTGCCGACTTCGTGGCCGCCGAGACCGGCAAGCGTCTGATGAGCGACGCCGAGGGTACTAAGCTGGCTGGCGTTTCCGAGGGCGCAACCAAGACCGCCGCCAGCGCCACCAACGGCCATATCACTATCGACGGCAATGACACCACCGTGTATACCGAGCCCGCGAACGTCCTGCACACTGAGGATGTCGAGGACTTCAGCGCCGAGGACATCGCTGCCATGCTGGCAGACTAAGGCCCACAAGGAGGCTCTATGGCAAAGGTAAAAGCACTTTTGGCAAAAGGCCTCGCCGAACTCTGCAGCTACATGAAAAAGTATACCGCCGCCCTTGGCGACCTTGCTTCGGCCACAGCAGATGGCCTCGACGAAAAGCAGGACATCACGGCGGCGGTGTCTTTTACGATTCCGACGACCGGCTGGGCGAGGGATTCCACCCTCACCAGCTATTACTACTGTGACATCTCCATCGCGGGGCTTCGGACCACCGACATCGTGGATGTTACACCGGCACCGGAATCCTACAGTGTGGCGCGAACGGCAGGCTTTATCCCCACCGAGAGCATGGCCGGGAAGCTGCGGCTGCGGGCCAAGAAAGCTCCGACTGCGGCCATCAAGGCACAGTATCGCATCATCAACACAGTAAAGAACTAGGAGTGATTTTATGGCATATGGTTCTTTCAATTCGGGCGGCGAAGCTCTGGCTGTGGACACCGCCCTCAAAGTCTCCGGCGCAGCTGC